GCTCGCCTGCTGCATTAACAGATTCGCCGTCGATATTGCTGCCCGAAGGTCTGCCCGCTTTTCGCCCCACGGTGCTGCAATATACATGGCCTGCTGAACGGTCCACTCAAACGGAGTATGTTCATCCCGCAGATTCCACCAATCATATCGACCGAGACTTCGGGCCAGTTCCGCGGAGAACTTTGCTTCGAAGTCTCGCTTCAGTTTTTTGCCAGTGACTCCACGTTCACAGGCTTTGCTAACTTCCCGAGTGCCTCAGTGATTTGATGAAGCAGTGCGGGTGTCATCACGTCTTGCAACATGTTTTCAACCAACCCAGCAAACTCAGAATCAGGCATTTCTTCTGATTGCACAATCAATCGCGTTCCGGTTGCATCAACCAGCGAAAACCCCAGCGTCAGCCACGTCTTAGCCATGTCCCCGTCAAGGTTTCCAATTCTCCGCACTTCGCCGAATGTCTGCTCTCGAACGAATAGACCTGTATCGCCTACAGGTAAATGCCGCCGCTTTGCCAATCTCTCAAATACGCTCACAGTTCCGCCTCCTGTAGCTTTGCCTTTGCTTGATGATACCGTTCCCAGTTTGGTCCCGGCTGGTAACTTAGATCCGCATTGTAGCCAACAATCACACCAGCACGATATAACTCTCTGTCGCCTTTGTTGTTTACGCCTTTCACGTTCATCTCATATTCTACGCGAAGAACTTCCAGCTCGTCAGGCGACATCCCGACAGCCCGTGCGCATTCTTCGTCAGCCGGGGATGCCTGACCAGTCCGGCACAATTGTAAAGCCATCGCCCCTTCGAAAACCGTGCCCTTGCGATAGATCGCAATTTCCGCAAAGCTCCCGTCTTTGTTTTTGCCTGGAATCCACGACACCAGCGAAGCTAATTGCGGCGTTAGCTTGCTGGTGTCGCAGAACTGATCCAGATTCAATGCCGCCAGCATTACGACGGTGCTCCACTCGTCTCAATGGTGAATGAACCTTTCAGCCCATCAGCAGCCGCAGCGTTCTTGTCAAACCCATAACCGCAGCCGCTGTAAATTTCAGAAAGCGGTGTCGCGTCCGCATAGGTCACTTTGAAATTGCGTGCGGCTGGTGCTCGCATCAAAGTGATAAACTCTGCATGGACGGTGTCATCCGGATCGTAAAAGCATTCGCCTGTGATCGTTGCGGTCTCGATGTATCCGGTGTGTGTTTTGGTTTTGTGTGCTCCGCCGTCCAGAGTCGTGCTGTCGAATGTCTCAGCTTTTTCGCCAGCGATTGCCAGATTCGTAATCTGCGGGAATGCGGTGTAAACGCTGCTGATCTCCATCAACAGGGCAGTGCCCTTGCTCGGTACTTTGTTCGCCATCGTCTTTTATCCTTTCGTGGCCTGTTGTTGTCGTTGCCGGATTCGTTTTGCCTGCACTTCTAAGTATCTTTTCGCCGCGTTTTGTGCGGCCAGACGTGCTTCACCTTTCACTGCATTGTAGGCGCTACCAGCCAATCCAGGCTGCTGCCCTTTCATGCGTCCGCGTGACATAACGCGGCCAGTTGTTTTGATTTTGTACCGCCTGCCGCTTCCGTCTTTTGATTCCTTAAATTCCCCGCGATGTTTGAGTTTGCCTGTATATCGTGCATCTGTTCCGAGAATGAACCAGTGCAGATTCTGCGAACCAATCCCCACTCCGCCTCGACTTGATCGCTTTGGCTTGATTCGTTTTTTGCTGGCACCCTTGCCGACATTGAAACCGACTTTTGCTCGCGTTACCTGCCCCCGATAAATGGCGATTCGATAGCCTACCGACTTGCCCAACTCTTTCACTCTCGGATCGAGTTGACTGGCCATCTCTTTCGCAATCACCTTCATCGCAGATTGCAAGGCAACCCGTGCAACCTTTCGCTGGTCTTTTGCCAGCGTGCTAAACTCTTTTATCAGTTCCTCAACGCCATTGACGTTAATCTGAGCCTTCACGGCTTCACCTGAACAGTGACGCTAATGGATGATACAAAGATCCGCTGTGAATACAAAACGGCTTTGTCGACGACCTCCTGCGTTTCAAATCCAGCCTGCCACACTCTCACCCGCCAGTCCGTTGTGACGTACTGATCGACCTGACGAAGAATCTGCCGGCACAATAACCGCAGCGGTTCCAGTTCATCGCTGGTGATTGCAGCAACCTTTTTCCTGATCCAGATTCGCAGGACGTGCTCCGTGTTATCGACGGCGTCCAGCGTCTCGAATAGCTGCTGCTCCGACTCATGGCATACATCAACACGCAACCCGTCGATTTCTTCCAGCGGGTCAATGTTGAGTTCCCTGGATTCGGCTTTCACGTCCAGCATGTACGCCGTTCCGGCATTCACCCTGGCAGTGATTGCCTGCATCGCTTCGAGTGATGGTGCTATCGTGCTCATATCACACCACCAATCTGCTTTGTGTGCAGACGAATCATCTGCGGAGATGTCTGCCGAAACACCTTCTCACCCGCGAACGGTTGCAACTCGTACCGCTTGCCACTGGCAAGAATGATGTCACCGGACTGCGGCAACGGATACGGCATGTCAGCTTGCAGCAGAATCCAGTCAACCGGACGGATTTCCATGATTTGCCCGTTGCCCATATCGACGAACTGAGCGCGACCAGTTGCCCGTCGTGCTGTTATCGCGTGCGACTCTGTGCCGCGGAAATAGGTCACAGACTCACCGGCCTCCGCAAGCAAGTCCGTAACCATATCGCCTATCGCGTCATCAAAGTCGCTCACGACTCACCTCAGACTATCGAGCATCCGGAACAAGTGCGGCCTGTGCTGCCCCGAGTTTCGTCAACCCGGTGACAATCCAAAACCCCGACTTCGTGTAGACGCAGGTGTAGAGTGCCTCAGCGGTCAACGCCAGTTCGTTCGTTGCCCCGACAGTAACTTCATTCACCTTGTCAGCAGCGACGGCGGAAACCAACTCGCAAGCGGTGGTGCCAACCAGAATCCGCAGGACCTGGCCGATATACCCGGCTGGCAGGCTGATCTGGTGATCAGCATTCGTGCTTGTCACGGTCGCAAACGTCGCACCGGCTGGAATCAATCCAGTCGTCAGGCCGTTTGTGGTTGCGGTCACTGCAACCTGTGTCGAAGGCATTGGAGCGTTTAGAATCACCAGCCCGGTGTTGTCGCCAGACGCCTGAGCCTGCACGGCAATGCCCATGTAAACGCCAGTCCCGTTCTGATTTGCGGCACCGCTTCCAGCGTCTCCGCTGTCCGGGTCTCCGGTCGCGTTCCAGTACACAGGCTGACCAGCAACCCAGGCACCTGTAATCTTCGGGACCTGGTAAACGCCTTCGATCTGCAGACTGCCCTTTTCGCTCGCTGCCAGGTCAGTTGCAGTCACACCAACAATACCACCGGAAACAACCACGTCTCCACCGATCGCTGCGGCTGCAGGCGTGTAGTCCACAGCGTCATCATCGCTGTAGAAGAATGCGGGACTCTGTGCCATCGTATGAACTCCTTGAAGGATGATTCCAGAAAAGCCCCGGCAGCACTCGCTGCCGGGTTTATCGTGCCGTCAGAACAATCAGGCTGCGCCCTTGCTCTTAACGCCTGCCAGGTATTCGGACTGCGAACAGCCGAAGTCATGGTAACCGCGGAGCTGAATTCCCAGCGTGTTGAAATCTGCGTCAGCAGATTCAACAGTCGGACTCTGCTGACCATTCAAGAACGAAACCACAACCGGCTTCATGATGTCGTCGAACAGATACCATGCGGTCGTGCTGTATCCGCCACCATAGTTGCTGTCGGACAACTCAGTAGCGACAACCGGACGGTACTTGTTCGCGTGAATGTTGGCGTCCGATGTCTTAACGGCTGCCACGTTTCGAGCAACGTAAAGAGCCTCAGCCACAGATTCCAGTTCCGGCGGAACCAGAAGTTTTGTCGGCTGTCCGCCCAGTGTCATGCGGCTGGTTTCTTCAGCCCCAGTCACCAGCGGAGACTTACGCTGACGGAACGCCTTCACCCCGAGAGACAAACCAACGCCATCTGTTCCCAGATTCGTCGTGCCGCCTTCGATGTAGTTCGTTCTGGTGCTCGTCCAGAACGTTGTCGGATTGCTCAGGAAGGTCGTCCAAACCAGACGATTCAGGCGACGTGCTGCCCCGCGTCCCAGTCTGGTCCGCAGATCGTCAAACGCTTCCAGATCGTCGTTGATGATGTCGCGGCGGGTCAGCGAAAACATTTTCGCGTAGGTATCAGCCGATCGCGTGTAGCTTTCTTCGCTGATCTTCCCGTGCTTAATGACTCCGCCAGGTCCCAGTTCCTCGTATTCCATGTCATCCAGCAACCGGTAACTGGTATGCGTTTTGAAGTCGCTGACCGACTTCACTTCGGCAATCTCAGTCCAGTTGTTGGCGACTTCTTCGAACCCCTGCAATAGTTCCTTGTTTGCAAGGTTGCTGAAGATGCCCGGAAGACTGACGGTGCTGAATCCGGCCTGAATGTTTCGACCGAAGGCATACTCCATCGTTTCCCGCAGGTTGCCGTCGTGCAGTTTTGTGCCCGGCATGACGTTCATGCCGTTTGCCGCTGCAGCCATCAGTATGACCTGCTGAATGCCGATACGGCCCTTGAACTGGCTGTGTGCGGCCTGCAGTTCGGCGTCCGTGAATTCCCGCTCGTGGTTCTTGTGTCGACGTGCCATCGACAGACCAGCCTGGAGGATTCGCCCCGGATCTCCGCCGTTCTGTGCGGAAACAAACGAGGTCGGACGAGTGCGGCCACTGCTGACCTGTCGTTTCAGGATCTCCAGTTCGACGCGATCGGCTGACCAGTTGTTTTCCAACGCGGCAGCGATAACGTCTGGATGTCCTGCGGCTTTCGCCTGAATCTCTGCCTGCTGTCGATACACTCCGGCAATCTGCTTTCGCAAATCGGCAGCAGCCTGAAGGTCATTCACCGCACCAGCGGCAGCGGTTTTTTCTGTTTCGTTCGGCATCGCTGCCATCTCCTGCTTCTGCGGGTCCATGTTCTGTTCGGCCTGCACCGGTGCTGCCGACTTCATTTCCCAGGCCTTCATTAAGGCAGCCTGATTCTCTGGTGTCATGTTGCCAATCGACAACCCAAGTTCCTTCAACCAGTCTTCGAAAGACACGGCTGCAACTCCTGATAAGGCAGCCGCGGCTGCCAGGTTTACCGCGGTTGCTCCGTCTGCACCCATTGGCAGAACAGAGGTCTCGCGAAGAACTGCACGGCGAGCGAGAATGAATGGACCTGTTTGCACTCGACCATTCACCTCAACAGACTCGCCGGCTTGTATCTCAATTTCCTCAATGATTCTGGCACCGATACTGGCTTGCCACTGTTGGCCCTTCGCACCCTGTTCGAGAACGCCTTGAACCTTCGGGGATACTCCGGTTACTGGCCCCGCCAGCATGAGACTGCGGCCATCGTTTTCAATGCTGTCGGTAACGCCCAGCGTGTCCTCAACAGTGTTCGAATGATCCAATAAAATTGGAACGTTGCCCGGTGCTTCCAGTCCCGCCAGATCCACGACGACGGGCAACGCGAACCCGCTCACCGGCAAAGGTCCTCCGGTGTATGCAAGGATTGAAAACCGTCGCGGCTTCGTGCCCTCTGCAGCTTTTAGTTGCAGTATTGCTGTGAGAATAATTGGCTTCATTCTTCGTCTCTCGCGTCCATTTGCTTGCTGACTTTTCCAGCCCATGCCGCACCAGCGTCGCCGCCCCACAATGCCCACGCGATTCTGCCGTTCGACGGAAAGCCCGGCTCTCCGGGACTCCAGCCCTCGCCCTTCTTGTCAACTTCATGGCGTGCGAAGTAACTGACCATCCGGCCAATGGTATCCGGACTCATCGCCTTGCCGTTGCTCAGATCTCGCGCCCGTGCAATACCGACAGCAGTTCCGCCGCGTCCGTATTCACTTCGCCAATCAAGTCCCTTTTGAGCCTCACTGCGAACGCCTTCGGGTGGCGTAAAGTCTATATCGTCGTACTTGCCAGCCGCTCGCAAATCGGCAGCGGCTTCAACCTGG